AATGGATCTAACATCTTGAATCGTTTATAATAATCCTGCATCGATAACAATACACGATACATATCAGTCTCATGTATCTTCATTAATTCAATATCATCTTCACGCGCTTCGGATAAGTCTATATTCTGCACAATCAGACTAAACCCTGATGCTGCATTACCATCTAACGACCAACCTATCTTTAGATTATACACATAACCTATTGCTTCTATGTTAAATCTAATAGCATCAATAGACTCTACAATCTTAGGGTTGAATCCAAGTAGTTTAAAATTCACATCACCAGGTGATACTAATGGATCAGCGGAACCCAATCGGATACGCTTAACATCTGACGGCTGCGCCCCCTCGATAACTATCTGGTCATGTGCCTGGAAGTATATCATAGTGTTAAGATTATTCAATGCTATATTAACGTTCTGATTAGCACGTACTAAATCAAATGCCCCAATACATTCATATTGCTCAACAGGGAATTTACCACGCATCTCAACCATCGGCATTACCTTAAATGGATTACTACCATCAGGCGCGAAGTCTAAATATTCTACTTTGTCGGTTCCGGGTAAGTAACTAAATACAAAGTCATCACTCCAAAACATCCACCATACTTCATTGGCACTTGTTGTAGATTTAGTATCAACTGTATATGGGTATGAATACGCATATGGATATAAACCACTGTCCTCTTCTAAAAAGTGCGCTTCATATACAGTCTTTACAGATCCATACCATTTCTTACGCATTGGATCGAAGTCTACCTTATGCAATACTTTCCCTAATAGATTCTTATACCGTTCAGCATACTTATAACCTAATGTAAATCGATTATTAAACGCAAACCACTCAGATACTTCGCTACCTTCGGTCTCATTCATATATCGTTTAGGTGGATACTTATACACTAATGATATCTTATTGATTATCTTCTCAGTTAGATTAATAGACATCATAGGTAAGTCAGTACCACCCTCACCATTCTCAAAACCGTAGTCACTAAGATATTCAGGAGTCAATTGATTGTTCGCGTAGAAGTCCAGTAACATCTCGTTGGCTGTCTCTTTCTCGTACTCTCCCCTGGCCCGTTCCTTACGTATTGTTTCCCTTATTATCTCAAGTGACTTATCTTCGAATAACATAGCTATACCCTTATCTGTTCTATTGTTCTGTCTCTTACAGGCCAATTATAATTTACCAAATAGCCGAGAGCATCTGTGATATGTTTTAACCCATCTTCTTCTTGTTTCTTGTCTAATCTACCATCTGATGTACTTTCAACTTTATTCAAATCATTAATTGTCTTAGGGCAATTCCCTGGATTTATGAAATACCTGGTATCGTTATTTACAGACCTCATTAATGAATTAACAGCACTTACCCTATCCTTTACATACGGGTTGCCGGGGTTCGCCCGTATATTAAATCCAGCCTTCCTTAATATCTCTAAATCAGACTCATGGGCATTAGAACTTTCATGCTTTCCTGTTGAATCTGGATATATTACCACTTGTTTGGGGTTAAATAGGCGGGATAAATATTCAGCCATTTCAAACGTATTTGAGTTGTTAAGATATACTTCGCTGAATTGATAATATGAATCACCGATAATATGCCCCAGAGTAGCAGTCATTGGATCTATATTAAAGTCCATACCTACAGATACCTGCTTATTAATATCAAGTTCACACATCTTTAAATTATGCTTTCCAAAAGCATAATATGCTATTCCTTCAAACGACTCAAATGATCCTTCGTATTCTTGCCTATACGTTTTCTCATCAAGTTGCCTTTTAGCCGATTCTATCTCAGCAACATCGAGGACATCAGAGGCAAACCAAGAATAATAACACCATTCCTTGTCCTCGGAACTCTCAGAAAATGATCCCTTAACCGGGAGTGTCTCAGGTAATGCACCCCCACAAGCATATAAGGCAAGATCATAATAATGGTTCCTACCCTCAGGGACACCATCCAAAAGCGCGAATCCCTTAGTATCACTAAGTACTGGCCTGATATTCTCCTCCCATGCACCTTGTTTGACGTTGCCAATCTCTGTAATGTGACACCCATTCCAAGGCTGTCCTTCTATTCTCTCCGGTTTATCTAAACCTACCACATGAATCTCAGTACCATTTAACAAAGTCACATATAGTTCAGTTTCATTTGGGATACCTTGCCTGAATGATTTTGTGTACTTCTTCAGGTCCTTCCAGAAAATTCCCTTTGCCTGTGCCCTTGTTGGCGCGCCGTGGAAATACTTGTGTTCCTTACTCCTTAGCGCTGCATATAATATCTTCCTCTTACTTATCAGCGTCTTCCTTGATCTACGCCCAGCAGGTAGTATTATAAATCTATGCAGATCCCGCTTATACTCAATCTGCCTGCTCGTCAAATTTCTCAAGGGCTCCAGCAATTCTTTCAAGCTTAATCCCCATATTCTCTATACTCTCACCCGTTCTATTTGCATCAAACCAATTAAATCTATTGCGCATATTTATCGCATATAATCCCGTATTTAATTCACCGGGCTTTAAATATATACGCCCAATCATACGCCACCATGCCTCTGCAAATACATGGCCTTTCTTTATGGTTAGTGAAAAATCGTTGTCCTCTTCAATCATACGATAGAACCAATCATCGGACATTCCACCAAGTGCAGCTCGTACCTCTACGTCACACCCACCTACTTTATATATATCAAGTATTATCTCTTGCCACTTATCAGGCAAATTATCTGTTGTTTTTTTTGGCCTACCCATATATATAAAATATAACATTTGTTATAGTTTGTCAAATAAAAAAAGGGAGGCATGACTAGTACCTCCCAATTTGTTGAGATCAATTAACTTCTTAATCCTCCTTAGTTAATATTACTATCTGCTATCTTAATTACCACTAATAATAAGCATATCACAATCAGCGTAGATATTAGTATAGTCATTTCGTCACCTTATCTATTAATCGTCTTATTGGATACCAATCTAATTTAGTTGGATTACCTGAGCCATTCTCATAACATCGTGGTACTTCATACAATTTGGGTAAATACTTTTTAATCATCTGAATATATGCGTATTGAAACAATCTCATATATTTAGGCATTGAATGTAAATAACCTATAAACTCCGGTGTCCATAGTGGATTATGAGCAGTCTTAAAATATTTTAATGTCATAAAGTCCTGTGCATAGAATCCACCTGGAACGAAGAAACCTTTCTGCATATAAAATTGTCTATTGCGTTTTAACGTCTTGCTCATACCAGTTGCTATATCACCAAATCCATTTACGATATATGTGTATTCTTTTAGATTATATACCTTTTTGACTTCCTCAAGTGGATGTATTTTCTGCTTAGTTATTCCGTGCCCAGGACCCTTGATAAATACGAAGTTTTTATAGTTCAATAAATCACGCATCCTAATTACTTGTGGAATATTATATTTAGTCTCATCGTGATAATAATAATACCCTAAATCAATTTTTCTGCGCTTAGATATAATCCCGGCAAGTACACGACTATCTAATCCACCAGTTAATGATATAAATATCTTACCATCGTAATCCGGTATAAGTCTATTATGCAATTCCCATAATTCATCTATCATCATCCCACCCACGAGTAAATTAACAGATATATAATAAATGCACAGATTATGCCGAACGCTATAAATATATATTCTTCAAAGTAGTCGCAATTTGCGACCACCTCATAGTCTTCGCAGTCAGATTCCAGTTGTTTGATTTTGGATATTAATTCACCTTTGTCCATTAATAATAAGTCTTGAGTTTCTATATCATTCACCTTTCAGTGCTTTTTGTGCTCTATTTTTTATTTCTTTTACAAAACCTGTATAGCTTCGTTCGCCATCTTCTTCAAGAACTCCGATCAATAATTTTGCTCGGTTTTCAACAAACTCAATAACATCAGTAAGAACTTCGTTCCGTTTCACTAATCGCTTGTTTTCTGCTTCCAGTTCTTGAATCTTCATAGCTAAGTTATAGGGGTTTTCATTCTCAACTAATTTATGTAATTTGTTAGCATTATACTTCATAACCCCTCCAGGTATAATTTATAAATAAAACAATGTTTAGGTGGAAGATCAACTGGCTTTAAAATCCCATCATCTAATTTCTTCCTCAAGATTTTAACAAATGGCTTATACACTCCCTTATATTTAGTTCTTAGTGCTCTGGAGTGGTATGTCTTATTTGTCTCTGGATCAAAAAAACCCTTATCCTTTCCGGTAGTCCCAATGTATTCAAAATTAGAAGCTTTATATATTACCCCACTATGCCCATACTTTGGATCAGCATAAGAAACGATAACCTCTACATTCCTATCATTTTTTTTTATCCATCTAAGGCAGAACCCAATCACCCTGCTTTCTGAATTTTTCTCGGCAACATCCAATAACACCAACCTTCGCAACTCTAATACCTTAATTTCAGAATCAGCAAATCGTTTCCATGCAGTTGTTGACATGGCCCCAAATAACACACCCCCGACTAATTGACTATTCCAAACAACCTTAAAACAATATGACACTTTTACCCCGTTTATACTTTTGGAGTAGTGATGCTTTTCTATAAAATCACGTATTTCACTTACCGGGCATGGGGAAACATCTAAATCCCTTGCCTTAATCCTATTCATAACCCCTCCAGGTATAACTTTATTAGATTATAATCGTTTTTGGTTTGTCTATGACGTGTCGCTTCAAGGTATTCCATATCTGTTACATCTTGATAAAACCAA